CGAGGCCTTGTCCCAGGCCGCCCTGCGGATGGCCGAGTTGATGGCGCTGCGGCCCGAGGCGGCGGCGGGCACGCAGGGCGACCCGACCTACTTCCGCCTGCTCTTCGGCCACCGCCGCAGCTTCGGCATCGCATGAGCGTCAAGGGCACGCCGCAGCTCCGGGCCCGGATGCGGGCGATCAAGCAGACGTTCAAGCCCGTCGGCAAGGCTTGGGCCACCGACACCGTCCACGGCGCGCAGGCCCGCGTCGCCGTTCGCACCGGCGCCACGCGGCGCAGCATCCGCATCAAGAACGCCAGCATGAAGCGGGCGTCGGTGCAGGCGTGGTGGGGCGCCCGCTTCATCGAGGGCGGCACCAAGGCGCACGACGAGAAGCCGCGCCGGAAGAAGGTGATGCGCTTCGAGGCGCAGGGCACCATCTTCGCCAAGCGCCTCCACCACCCGGCCACCCGGGCGCAGCCGTTCCTCAAGCCGGCGGCGATCGCGGCGCTCGAGAAGAACCCGATGGCGGCCGAGCTGATCAAGCTCTGGAACGAGGCCGCCTGATGCCGACGCGCGTCGCCTTCCAGGCTGCCGCCAGGGCGGGCGCCGTGCAGCTCCTGACCGACTACAAGGCCGACAGCGGCATCGGCCTCCAGATCTACCGCGGACGGCCCAAGAGCATCAACCCGCCGACGGCCTTCGTGGACAGCATCAACGAGAGCCTGACCGAGTTCCTCGTGGCGACGCGCCAGCGGGTGCCGTCAGTCGAGGTGATCGTCCTCCACGGCGTCTTCGACTACGGCGACACCGTCGACCAGCGCGACGCCTTCGTGGACGGCTTCCTCGACTGGGTGGCCGACCGCTACCACGCCTTCGGGCCCAACACGCTCGTCGCGGTCACAGACGTCACCGACATCCCCGTCTTCGTGCCCGACTGGCAGCCGCCCGAGCAGCAGCGCCAGTACTACGGCACCCGGATCGTCCTGGAGGGCTTCGCCGCGACGTAGTGACCAGCCCGTCTCCATGTCCAGCGCCGGGACGGTACGGCGCACTCACCCTTCGGAAGGAGACGCAATGCCCATCGCCGGTTTCGTTCGGATGCGGCGCCACCAGTTCGGGCGCCAGGCTTCACTCGGGACGCGGATCGCCGCCAAGAAGGCGTACCCCTTCAAGGGCGTTCCCAGCCACAACCTCAACTGGACCGACCCCGACATCGACACCGGGTCCATCGACCCGATCGCGGCGCCGTACCGGCTGGCGCCCGACCTGACGGCACCGCTCACCGACCCGGCCCTGCGCTACAACAGCCTGCCGCTGCTGCTGTCGGCGGTCTTCGGCGCCAACGTCACGCCGACAGGCGGGCCCGCCGAGACGTGGGTCTTCGCACCAGCCAGCACGACAGTCGACCCGATCGACGTCTACACCTACGAGTTCGGCGACGACGTCGTCACCGACTGGTTCCAGTACGCCGACGCCATGCTCGAGAGCCTCGAGGTCACGGGCCCGGAGGGCCTCGGCCCGCTGACGACGTCGATGGGCTGGCGGATGGGCAGCATCTTCAGCTCGGGCAGCACCGACGCGCCCGACGCCCCGACCGTGCCGACGGCGCTCGACGTGACGCCAAACGAGACGATCGTCTACCTCAAGGACGGCGGCATCTACGTCGCGTCCGATCCCTACGACCTCGACGGCAGCCAGATCAGCGACGCCCTGCACACGTTCACGCTGCGCATCACCAACACCCTCGACCTGAAGCGCTTCGCCAACGCCAGCCAGGTCTTCGATGTCAGCGACTACGGCCGCGGCGCCCGGGCCATCGAGCTCGAGGCCACCTACGCCAAGACGTCCGACATCGTCGGCACGGGCAGCGAGTCCGATGCCTGGATGCGCGACCAGAGCCAGGACCGCTGGATCCAGATGCGCTTCGAGTCGACAGAGGAAGTCACCGGCGGCACGCCCTACTCGTGGGTCTTCGCCCTGCCGGCGCGCTACTTCACGCGCACCGAGGGCGACGTCGGCGGCAACACCGTCGTCGTGCTGACGGCCCACGCCTGGTACGACCCCGACGGCTTGGGCGGCGTCTTCACCTCGACCGTCGTCAACAGCCTCGCCGCCGGTTCCCTGTGAGCGCCGTCGAGATCGCGTGCGTGTGTCCCGGCACGCCCCACGAACGGGACACCGTCAACCTGCGCGAGGTGATGGACTTCGTCCACGGTAAGGCGCTGCGCTACCGCGTGCAGCTCCTGGAGGAGGACGAGCGGGCCGATTCGGCGCTCGTGCTGGCGACCCTCACCGAGGGCTACCTGCTGTACGGCATCGAGACCTGGACGCTGGTCGACGCCGACGGCAAGCCGCTGCCGGTCGACGCCGCCACGATCCGGTCGGCCCTGCTGTCCCGTCCCGAGGAGGCCGACGTCGTGTCCGACAGGGCCGACGAGCTGTACGCCGAGGCGGTGATGCTCCCTTTGCTGAGGCGGGCACAGACCTCATCGCCGCCTACGCCGATCGACGAATCGACGTCAGCGACGAATGGCTCGGAACGGCCACGCCCTCTGCACTTGAGGCAATCCTCGACCTCCACTACCCCGACGGTCGGCACCGTGGAGATTTCGGCATAGCGCGCTGGCGCTTGCAGGTGATTGCCGAGATGGAAGTGGGCCAGCGGGTGCGAGAGGCGGCACTGATGGAGGACGCGCAGGTGGCGCGCCTGCGGAGGATGCGTGGCTAGCGCCGAGACGGCGAGGCTGATCGCCAGCCTCGAACTTCAGGACAAGTTCACGCCGGGCATCGCCAAGGCCGACCGGGCCCTGACCGGGTTCGAGCGCCGCACGACGTCGAGCTTCAGCAAGCTCGGCACGGGGCTCGGCCGGGCGGGCAGCAACCTCAAGTCGTTCGTGTCGAGCGGGGCGGGCCTGCTCGGCGTCGGCCTCGGGATCGGCGGCGTCGCCGCTGGCCTCACTGCGGCCATCACCAAGACGGAGGAGTTCGCCAAGGCCACCCAGAACTTCGCGGCGATCACCGGCCTGTCGGCTGAGAACGCCAGCAAGTGGGTCGACGTCCTCGACAAGTTCGGCATCAGCGGCGACACGGCGGTCAAGACCTACAGCCGGCTGCTCGTGAACGCCGAGAAGTACGGCGGCACGGTCAAGGGTGCGACGAAGTTCCAGAAAGAGTTCGGCGTCAACCTCGTCGACAACAAGGGCCACCTCGTCGACGCGAACGAGCTGCTGAAGCGCAGCGCCGATTTCTTCAACAGCAACGCCACCGCGGCCGAAAAGGCGACCACGCTCACCAAGCTCTACGGCAAGGGCTGGCAGACGCTCATCCCGCTGCTGCTCAAGGGCCGCAAGGGCATCGAGGCAGAGTTCGGTTCGGCTCTCACGCTCACCAAGGAGCAGCTCAGGCAGATGGCCGAGCTGCTCGCGGTCCAGAAGGACTGGAACGATGCCCTCGGCGATGCCGCCGTCAAGGTCGGCGTCGCCCTGATCCCGACGCTCACCAAGGCGCTGCGCGGGCTGACCACGTTCGTCGACCAGAACAGCGACAAGATCGCGGAGTTCGCGAAGGGCCTCGTGAAGGGCGCGGAGGAGTTGGGCGGTGCGATCGCGGGCCTGGCACCCGTCGCCAAGGGCATCGCCGACGCCTGGAACAGCATCCCGGCCGACTTCCGCAAGCTGCTGCTCGGCGGCCTCGTCGCCAACAAGGTCCTGAAGATGACGATTGGCTTCGACCCGATCGACATCGCGCGTACCGCCGTCACGGATTCCATCGGCAAGATCGTCGGCGGATTCTTCGGTCGTGGTTCGCCGGCCAACCCGATGTTCACCAAGGAGGTCGGCCTGCCCGGTGCGCCGACCGTTCCGGGCGCTCCTCCTGGTGGTCCGGGCGGTATCACCGTGCCCGCCATCGGCGCCGGTATCGCTATTGAACTCGCCCCGATCATCGGACCTGGCTCGCCCGTCGACGAGCTGCGCAAGGAAGTCAGGTCGTGGAAGCAGGGCAAGAACACGACCCTGCCGATGTTCCCCGGTGGGATAGGAAGCGTCGGCTTCACCGGCTTCGAGGGCCGCGGGCCTGGCTTCCGTCCGGGTCCGCTGGGGGCGGCCGGTGCCGGTGCGGCGCAAACGATCGCCAAGGGCCTCGACCGGCTGCATCAGGACTTCCTGCTGAACAACACGATCCTCAAGGAGAGCAAGGACCCGGCGGCAATCGCGGCGGCGGCAACGGCAGCCGCCGACGAGGTCGTCAAGGGCGTGGGCAGCGTCGGCACCACCAAGGAGATCATCGCGACGCTGAAGGAGCAGATCGCGGCGACGAAGGACCCGGCCCTGCGGCGGGTGCTCATGGCCGCCCTCGCCCGCGTCGAGCGCAAGCTGCCGGGGCGCGAGTGGATCGCCGAGCAGAAGGCCGCGGCCAACAAGATCGTCCGCAGCAACGAGAGCGTCGGCCAGAAGGTGAAGGATCTGCGGGCCATCCAGGCGCAGCTCATCGCGCACGGCGATACGGCCGCCGCCCGCATCGTGGGCGCCCTCATCAATGGCGTGATCCCGGCCATCAACAACATCAGGATCGTCGGCGGCACGACACTGCCGGCCATCCTGCCGCAGGGGCCGGGTCCGCGACGCAAGAACAACGCACCCACGCCTACCACGCCGAGGACGCCCCGCGAAGGCCAGAACCGGGGCAACCCCGTCCTCGCCAACGTGCGGCTTAACGTGGTGACCGGCTGGAACTCGAACACCAAGGCGCAGGTGGTCCACTCGCGCATGGGGCCCTCCCCCGCTGAAGCCGGGGCGACATGAGCGGGCTAGATGTGGCGCCACCTGATGCGGTTGCGGATCACGCTGACCGTCGCCGGACTGACGCCGAATCGGCGGACCATTGCCTGCCCAGTCGCGCCTTCGGCCAACATCTGGCGCATCAGCCGCACGTCGTCCTCGGTGAGCTTCGCCATGCCGTGGCGGGAGCCGCGGTTATCCGACGCGCCTACACCGATGGCGATGCCGTGAAGTCGTCCCTTGCGCATCGCGTCTCGGATGTTGTCGCCATCGGTTCCGAGGAAAAGGTGCTCCGGTCGAACACATGCGCGGTTATCGCAACGGTGGAGGACGAGCAGGCCGGGCGGAATGGGCCCGTTCACCAGTTCCCAAGCGACGCGATGGGCACGGAAGCGCTTACGTCGTGGAAAACCCCGCAGGTGTGTCTGGCCGTAGCCCTTGCTGTCGCGGGCTCGCTGCCATTCCCAGCAGCCATCAGCGCGGGCGACGCGGGACCAGAACCAGTCGCTAAGATCTTCGTGCATCGGAGGCTCTCCTTCGGTGCCAAGAGGTCGGACGTTTACCCGTCGCGGCCTCATTTATTACTCGGATTCTAATACCGATATGTCAGGTTCGTTTGTATATCGTTCGCCTACGACGCCGGCCGGCGCGGGCTGGGCGGAGGATCTCGGCGACCAGGCGGTCAGGCTCGGCAAGATCGGCGGCCTCTCGACGCAGGCGCAGCTGGGCGCCGTCGACGGCTCGTCGATCCCGCTCGACGATCCCCTCTCGGACATCGGCCACGCTTCCGACGGCATCGTCGGCCTCAAGCAGTTCGACTGGCGCGAAGGCGCCTGCCCGGTCGGCCGGCGCGTCATCTTCACGGGCTACGTCGGGCCGCGCACCTACCGCCGCGGCGACAGCGAGCGCAGCTCGCTCATCACCGGCGCCGCCCGCTGGATCGACGTCAACCTGCAGGACATCAACGCGTTCCTCTCGTTCCGCCTGCTCGTCGACTGGGGCTCGTCGGGAGACGCCAGCTTCAACCGGCCGGCCGAGACGGACATCGAGCGGGTGCAGGCGCTGCTCGACGTCTACTACCTCACCACGACGCTCTTCGACGGCCTCGTCACGGCCTCGAGCCCGGTCGACATGGACGCCGTCGACTACACGGGCCAGCGCCCGATCGACGTCCTCAACGACTGCGCCCAGGCGTCGGGTCGCAACTTCTTCGTCTTCTACGACGAGGCCGGCACGTACTGCCCGAGCGCCGGCGATTTCGGCCTCTTCTACGACTTCGACTACGCGCCGGTCTACCCCGCCAACGACCCCGACTTCCGCGTCAGCAACGTGCTCACCGACTGCGACCGGACGGGCGGCGAGTTCACGGGTCCGACATGGCCGCCGTCGATGGACGCCGAGCTCGAGGTAGACCCGATGCGCGTCGTCACCGCGGCCAGCACGACGGTCGGCAAGACGGCCGTCAGCCGCGAGCTCATCACCACCTCCTACAAGTTCGCGCACCGCGACATGGACGTCGCCACGCCCGACCTCAAGACCGTCGCCAAGGCCGAGGCCCGCCTCGACCGCTACCTCGACGACAACTCCACCGAGGACGCGCGGCTCACCTTCCGCATGCGCCTGCCGGCCGCCAACGTGAACGACTGGAAGGAGGGCCAGTACGCCTCGGTGCGCTTCTCCCACCTGCGCACCGACGCCCTCGACCTCGCCACCGACTTCGTGCGCGTGCGCTGCGTGCGCCGCACCGTCAGCCAGGACGAGGAGACGGACGCCTTCTACAACGTCGACTACGAATGCACGCCGCTGCGGGGCGAGCCGTCGGGCGCGGCCGATTCGGGGCTGGTCGGCGTTTCCTACAGCGGGACGCCCACGCTACCGCGGCCGACGACGCCCGGCAACGTGCTGCTGGCGATCATGTTCGCGTCGGGCAACACGACCCGCTTCCCGACCGCATTCCGGGCGCTCGACAACCCGCCCGTGTCACCCGCCTCCCCTGCGACGCCGCCCTTCTCGGCCCTCCAGACGGCGGCCTGGACGATCATCGGCAAGGCGACGACCGACTACTCGGGCCAGTCGACGGGCGGTCCCTGCGGCGTGGCCTACCAGGGGCCGTTCCACGGCGCTGCGGGCACCTGCACCGGCGGCATGCTCGTGGCGGCGGCGTGGCGGCACGTCGCGTCCGGCGAGATCACGACCAAGCCGGCGCAGTTCTCCACCGAGATCACCGACTCCCAGACGACCACGTATCTCTGGGAGCTGCCGACGACGACACCGCCCGACGGGACGTTCGTCGAGTCGGACGGCACCGGCGGCGGCAGCGCTCCCTCGACCGCGACCCTGCCCACCATCTCGGGCAACGTCGTCGCGGCCATCCACTGGGCGTTCGCGGCGGGCCACGGTGCCACGACGCAGCCGCTGTCGCCGTCGATCGTGTCGGGCACCAACCTGCGGGGCCCGATGAAGGTCGCACCGGGCGCCCACTCGCCGACCGGCATGAACGACACGACCGTCAACTCGAATACCTCGTCGTGGGGCTGGCTGCTCGCGCTGCCGTCGGGCGGCGTCGCGTCGGCGAGGGTCACCGCCTCGGCGGCGGGCGGCGGCTACAACTTCGTCAACTGGTGCGGCATCGCCATCCGCCTGCCGCCCGGCGTCACGCTGCCCGACATCCCCTACCCCGGCAACCAGAGCGCATGAAGATCACGCCGCCGCCCGTACCGCACCGCGCGCCCACAATCGTCGGCGGCGACCTCGAGGGCTCGGCCGCGGCGCCCGTCGTCTCGGGCGTCCAGGGCACGCCAGTCAGCGCCACCGCGCCGACGACGGGCCAGGTGCTGGCGTTCGACGGGACCGACTGGACGCCGACAACACCCGTAACCGGCGCCGTCTCGCCGCTGACGACAAAGGGCGACCTGTGGGGCTACTCGACACTCGACGCCCGCGTGCCGGCGGGCACGAACGGCTACCCGCTTGTCGCAGCGTCGGCGGTGACGCTCGGCGTCCAGTACGGTGCGATCACAGCTGTCCCGGCCTACCCGTTCCACTCGGAGTCGCTGACGGACGGGGCGTCGAACTTCATCTTCGCCAGCGGCGACGTCGTCACCGTCGTCGGCGTGCCCAACTAGAGGAGCCGAGAAATGGCGACGCTGGCATCGGTCATCCTGCGCGACATCGCGGCGAACCGGCCGGCCGCGGGCATTGCCGGGCGGCTGTTCTACGACACGACGAACTCGAAGATGCAGCGCGACAACGGCTCGTCGTGGGATGACGTCGCCGAAACGGGTGGCCTCACCAATCCGATGACGACGACGGGCGACGTCATCGTCGGCGGCGCTTCGGGCACGCCGACACGCCTGGCAGCCGGCGCCATCGGGACGGTCCTGCGCTCGGGAGGCGCGGGCGTCGCCCCGGCGTGGGCGGCCGGCGGCGTCGCGGTGGCGACGGCCCAGGGCTCGGGCTCGGCCGACTACACGACGTCAAGCGCGAGCTTCGCCGACGTGGACGGCACGAACCTCATCATCACGCCGACCAACGCGGCGACTGGCGACATCCTCGAGATCATGGCGTTCGTGGAAGGAGCGTCGAGTGGCACGATCAATACCGGCCTCACCTTCTCGGTAGCGGGGACGGACGTCGGCGACACATTGGGGCTGGCGTTCTGGACGAATGCCACGAACGTCGGCCTGAACCTGATCTACTACTACACCATGCCGTCATCGACGCAGCCCGCGATCAAGCTCCGCTGGAAGACGGCATCGGGCACGGCCTCGATGTACAACCGCAGCGCAGTCATCCGCCCGCGCATGGTCGTCAAGAACCTCTCCCGGGGCGGCACGCTCTAGACGGCCTTGATCGACCCGACGGCCAGCACGTTGCCGCCGATGTCCGTCACCTGGTACTTCCAGGTGCCCTTCTCGAAGAGCGGTCCCGGCGACCAGCCCCAGACGTCGCCGCTGCCCGAACTCTTTTCGCCGACGCCGGTGGTCCCCACGAGCTTGCCGTCGAGGTAGATCCGCAGGGCGAGCTCCTTGGCGTCCATCGACCGGGGCAGATGGGCCACGAACGAGAACGGCGCGGTCGTGCCGACCTTGGCCAGGCGACCGCTGATCTCGAGTGTGTCGGTGTTGAAGGACGTGCCGAACCAGATCGCACCGACGGGCGGGATGTCAACGCTGACTGCGGGTGCCGGCACGTCGGCGGTCGGTCCCTGCGCCACATTCGACGCCTCGATTCGGTTGGCGATGCCGCCGCCGATCACCACGATGCCCGCCGCGAGGCACAACCCCGCCAGGACTTTCAACACGGAATTGCTCCAAGGCTCTTCCAAGGCTCAGGTTCGAATCGATCCCGGTCCCGTCGGAGCCTTGGAAGACACGACAGGACCGGGCCGGGAATGCTCGCGGACGATCGGCGCCGCGTCAATACGGCATTCTGCGTAGGGTTCAGCCGGTGGCCTTGTGGGCGTTGCTGGCCCCGTCGGGCTCACCTGTCCGCATGGCGTCGCGGACGCGCTGGTCCAGCCATTCCTGGTCGGTGGCGCGTGGCTCGCTGAAGACGCTGACCGGGACGCGATAGACCCGCGCGATGCGCGTGAGCTGGATGTCCGACGGGTCGCGCTGCCCGAGCTCCCAGAGACGGATCGTGGTCTGCGACCGGAGGGCGTAGCCCATCTCGACGGCGACCTGCTTCAGCGTCAGGCCCGAACGCTGGCGCGCGAGACGCAACCAGTAGCCGCGCCGACGTCGCTGGTCCTCCTCCGTAGTCATCACGGCCATCGTTAGCCGTGCGGCGGTTGTCGCTCCCGGCAACAACAATCCCTCTTGACAGCAGCACTGCCAATGTAGAGTATTCGTTGCCAATGCGACTACAAGTAGCCACCGAGCCCGAGGGCTTCGATCCGTTGACTGCGGGCACCGCTTTGCGCCGGGCGATGCGGGTGGCCGACCTGTCCCAGGACCTGGTGGCCAAGCGCGTCGGGATCAACGACGGCCACCTCAACCGGTTGCTGCGCGGCTTCCGGCGATTGACGCCCGAGATGGCCGAGCGGATCCGCCTGGCCGTCGAGGAGCTCGCGCCGGCCGACGTCCAGTGGTGATTCTTGTCGCGGCCAGCGTCCTCCTCTCAGCGATCGGCGTCGGTGCGGGCGCCGGCGGAGCTCAGCAGCCGGAAGCCACGGGGCCGTCGTCTTTCGCAGAGGCGTCGGTGGCTGCTGAGCTCCGCGGGCGTGCTCACCAGCCCAAGCGCGTGGTGGCCGGTCAGGCGCCGGTGGTTGGTGTGCTGACCGGTCACCGCCTGACTGGCCCGGCGAGCTGGTACTGCTGCACCCGGGGCCATGCGGCGGGCGAGTTCGTCGCCGCGGCCGGCCCGGCCCTGCGCGTCGGGGCCTGGCGCGGACGCGTCGTCAGAGTGAACGGCCTGCGCGTCCGGTTGGTCGACTTCTGCCGCTGTCCGTTCGGGCGCGTGATCGACCTTCATCCCGGCGTGTTCCGCAGTCTCGCGCCGCTGTCGCGCGGCATCGTCCGGGTCAGCGTGGCGTGGTAGTCGACGGCGGCGTGTGGCGCGGACCCACGACCGAGGAGTGGGTCGAGCGCATCGCCCGCTACCTGTTGCGCGACGGCGAGACGCTGCCGCTGGTCAAGCCTTTGCCTGCGCCGGCCGAGGAGGAGCGTGCCGGCGGCGTGAGCGACGGGGCGGAAGCACTCCCGGTGTCCCCCGCCCCGTCGCCCAGCTCCTGGTCCGAGGCCGAGCTCCGCGAGATCTACGGCCGATGACCGCCGACAACGCCGACCGCAATCTCGCCATCCTGGCGCTGTTGTACCTCGAGTCGGGCGAGTGTCCGCCCGAGGACGTCGCGGCCATCCTGGCGATCGTGGCGGCCCACGACGGGCCCGCGGCATGAGCCCGCCGCGCCTGTCCGTCATCCAGGGTTCGGACGAGTGGCTCGAAGCCCGTCGGCAGCGGATCACGGCCACGGACATGGGCGCGCTGCTCGGCGTCTCGCCGTGGCGGTGCGAGGCCGATGTGGCGGCCGAGAAGGCGGGCGAGCGCACGACCGAGTCGACGTTGCGGATGCGCATCGGGTCGGTCCTCGAGCCGCTGATCGCGTCCGAGTACGAGGCCCAGACGGGCTACACGCTGCGCCGCTTCCACGGCCTCAAGGTCCACCCGCGGATCAGCTGGGCCGCGGCGTCACCCGACTACCGCGTCATGGGCCGGCGGCTGCTGGTGGAGACGAAGTGGACGGCGGGGCGGGCCCGCTTCGCCGACGGGCTGCCCCAGGACGTGGAAGCCCAGACGCGCTGGCAGCTCGGCGTCCTCGGCTGGCAGCAGGCCGATGTGGCGGTCCTCATCGGCGGCGAGGAGCTGCGGCGCTATCCGGTCGAGCACGACGAGGCGGTCTTCGCGGGCATGGTCGAGGTGGCCGCTGATTTCCGGGCCCGGCTCGCTGCCGGCGGACCCTTCGCGCAGTCGGTGGACAGCATCCGGCGCCGCTATCCGGCCGACGACGGCACCGAAATGGTGGCCGATTCGGAGCTGGAGGAGGCGATTCGCGAGCTGAAACGGCTCAGAAATGGACGGGAAGACGTCGAGAACGCCATCGATCTCGTCGAGATCGCGGTCAAAAGTCGCATGGCAGAGGCCACAAAGCTCGTCGGAAACGGCTGGACCGTGACGTGGAAAACGAGCAAAGACGCGCGGCTCATTGACTGGCAAAGCATCGCTACCGGGCTTCTGACGACGCTGCCGGAAGAGCAGCGCGAGGCCCTCATTTCACTGAACACCACTGTCCGCCCCGGCGCGAGGCCGTTCCGGCTGCAGTGGCAAGGAGAGCAGGCATGACGACTGAAATCACGGTGTCCACCGAGCAGGACGACAGCGACCGCAGGCGCCGGCTGGCGATCCTGAAGGCTGTCGGCCTGGACCGCGTGCCGCCCGAGCAGCGCGACCTGGCGCTGGCGATCGCCAAGCGCTACGACCTCGACCTGATGCTCAAGCACCTGGTGCTGGTAGATGGAAGGCCGTACGTCACCCGCGACGCGCTTCTTCATATCGCGCACCGTTCAGGGCAATTCGACGGCCTCGAGGTAACTGAACCAGTCCTCGATGGCGACTACTGGCGCGCCACGGCCACGGTCTATCGCAAGGACATGTCGAAACCGTTCGTGTATCCCGGGCGCTACCCGGTCAAGGGCGGCAACGCGCGCTTCGCGCCGGAGATGGCGATCAAGGTCGCCGAGGTCATGGCCCTGCGGCGCGCGTTCGACGTCTCGGCGCCGATCGTGGAGGAGCGCTGGGATCGCGACCTGCCCGAGCCGCCGGTGGCACCGCAGACGCTGGCCCAGCGTGTCGCCGAGAAGCGGGCGGTGATGGCCGCCAACCATGAGCCGACGTCCACGCCCGTAGTCGATGAGATTGTCGGCCGATATGAGCAGAAGCGGGCGCAGGTGCTGCCGCCGGCCGCCGTCGAGGACGGCGAGCCCGAGCCCGACGTGCTGGATGAGCCGATGAGCGAAACCGAATCGGCGGCGATCCCGCTGATGTGTGGCGCCGAGGACAAGAGCCTCGACACAGGTGAGTGCGGCCTGCCGCCGGGACACAGCGGGCCGCATCGAAACGCCGGCGGCGTCTGGCCCAACAAGTAGCGGTAGTCAGGGGCCCGCGGGCCCGGGGGAGTCCCATGCGCCACGCGCAGCGTGTCAACGGCGCAGAAGAAGAGACGGACGTGTCTCTCGAATATCGGCCGGTGCGGGTCGAGCCGTGCCTCTGCGGCGGCGTCTTGGTGGCCGACCCGACGAACTCGGTGCAGGTGCTGTGGATGGTGAGGCAGCACCGGCGAACGTGGCAGCACCAGGCGTGGCTACGAGCGATGGAGGGGCGGGAGTGATGCCGTGGGGCAGGCTGGACGACAGCTTCTACGACCACCCGAAACTCGACCTATTAGGCCGAAATCGACTGGCGTGCGTGGGTCTTCATGCCCTCGCAATTAGCTGGTGCAATCGTTTTCTCACCGATGGACAGGTGCCCAGGGCGCGAGTTCGTCGCCTCGGCGGCACCGTTGAACTGGCCGATTGCCTCGTCAAGGCCGGGTTGTGGGAGCGATCAGAAGGCGGCAACTACCGCATTCATGACTTCGGCGACTACAACGAGTCTGCCGACTATGTACGCACGAAGCGACGCCAGATGCGGGAGTTGGGGAGGCGCGGCGGGGAGCGTTCCGGCGAAGCGCGACGCTTCAACCGTGGCGCTTCAACCGACAACGAAGCGGAGCGGTTGAACTCCCGTCCCGTCCATACCTTACCTATCCGTACCCATGGCACCGACGCGCTTCAAAAAGAAGCGCCGCGAAGAGACCCAGAGCTGGAGCGCATTTATGAGCACCAGGCAGCGGTGCTCAGAAGGGAGGGACAGGATGGATAAGAACGCGCCCAATTACATCCATGGACTCGGCACTCGTGGTACGCCGACGGTCTATCGGGGCAGGATTTTCAAGTCTCGACTCGAAGCCGCAGCGTACGAGCGTTTCGATCGGATGCGGATGCATGTCGAGTACGAACCGCCGCTACAGGGAACCACATATGTACCCGACTTGGCCCTCAGCAGCAGGTTCAACGGTTTTGAGCCCGAGTGGTTCGTTGAGTTGAAGTCTTGCCTGATCGACCAGACTCCGGCAGCTTGGGAGGATTCGCGATTCCGGTATCTGGACGGGCAGGAGCAGATCGACTTCTGGGACGGCAACGCGTTCGTTGGTTCTGCGATCGCGAGCCGGGAGCACATCGTCGATGAGGAATGGGTCGCGGCCCGGGAGCGCATGCAGGAACGAATGGCCGAAATCTGGCTTGAGTACCCCGGCGTCAGGCTTGTGCTCGTCGAACAGCATCCGCTGTATCCGATCCCAACGCCGCGGTCGGTCTGGATCGGGACGCCGCCCGAAGTGAACGGACTCATGACTTGGCGCGACTTCCTTGACCAAGCCGAATGGTCATGGGGCGAATTGGTATTGGACCACAGGATTGGTGCCTTCGATTTCCGCAGGATCTATCCAGAGCACCCGGAATGGACAGAGCCACTGAAGGACGGATTCGAGGCCATCTGGCCGTTGCCATGGCCCAGCCGTGGTCATGTGGCTGAACTTGGCTACAACATCCACTAAGCCATGACCCTCGAGCTCGGCAGCCGCGTCTACGTCGTCACGGGCGGCCTGCGCAGCGAGGAGGGCCTGCTGGTGGCGGGCGGCAGCCGCGGCACCGTCGTCGGCTACGCCGGGCCGCTCGTTGTCGTCGACGTCGAGGACCGCGAGACGGGCGAAACCCTGAGCCTCACCACGGCCGAGTGGAACGTCCGCCGCCTGGCGCTCTACGGCGTCGAGGTGACGTCGTGACCGAGGAGGAGCTGCTCACCGCCATTACCGACGCGTTGACGGTGTACCAGTGGCGCTGGACGCATATCCGGCGCAGTGACCGGGCCCTGAGCATGGGCCATGCCGGGGTGCCCGACATCATCGCCGCCCGTCATGGCGTCGTGTACTTCATCGAGCTGAAGTCGGCCCGCGGCCGGCTCGACGCCGAGCAGTTCGCCTGGATGCACGCCCTCGGCTGGTCCGAGGACTTCCCGAATGCCACGAACCTCGACCGCGTTCGCCTCCGGGTCTGGTGGCCCGAGGATCTCGATCGCGCCCTCAAGGAGCTGGCATGAGAGACGAGCTGGAGGGCTGGGCGTTCGTCCTCGTCTTCGGCCTGCTGTACGCCCTCGTCGTGCTGGCCGTGCCGACGTTCCTCGCCATCATCGGCGCACCGTGAGCGACCTCGACGCCATCCGCGAGCGGCACCAACCGCGTCTCGGCTTCGACGCCTGTGACTTCGACCTTCAACCGTGGGGCGACAAGGGCTGCGACGCCGCGCAGGCTCTCGCCCGCGTGGACGAGTTGGAGGCGGCGCTGAAGGCGGCGCTCGACTCGGGCCCGTGGAACTCCCGCAAGACCCATTGCCCGCGAGGCCACGTCCTCGGACCTGTTCGCAACGGCAAGCGACGCTGTCGTGAATGTGACACGGAACAGCACCGTTTGCGCCGTGCCCTCGCCCGCCCGGAGCCGAAGCCGTGAGCGATCGGCTGTACGTCGTCGCCGTGGGCCTGCTGTGGGCGCTGTTCGCTCTCGTCGTGGCCTGGCTGCCGGGCCTCATGGCGTGAAGCTGCTCACGGTCGCCGAGGTGGCCGACGACCTCGCGTTGAGCCGGGACCAGGTGTACCTGCTCGTCAAGCGGGGCGAGCTGGCCGGCGTCCGGATCGGCCGCAGCGTGCGGGTAGACTCGGGCGACCTCGAGCGCTTCGTCGAGCTGCGAAGGGTGGTTGACCATGAGGGGACATCGCCAGGGCAGCCTCTGCCGGCGCGGCAACAACGGCCTCTGGGTGGCGCGGGTCAGCCTGCCCGACGGCAGCAGGCGCACCGCGACGAGCATGGACAAACGGGTGGCGCAGGCCGAGCTCCTGCGGCTGCTGCGCGAGACAGGGCAGGGCGTGCGGCGGACGAAGAGGCTGTCCGTCGCGGAGTGCCTCCGCTGGTGGCTCGCTGACGCCGTGGACACGTCGAGCCTGGCGCCCAAGACCAAGGCCGGCTACCGCGGCATCGTCAAGAACCACCTCGTGCCGCTGTTCGGCGACTACCCGATCGAGCGCCTGACGGAGGGCGTCATCAGCGACGGCCTGACCCGTTCGGCGACGTCCACCCGCACCAAGACCCACCACCGCGCCGTGCTCCACCAGGCCTTCCTGTGGGCGGCCTCGCACCGCCTGGTCGCCGAGAACCCGGTCGCCCATGCCAGGCTGCCGACACCGCGGGGCCGCGAGGCGGCGACGCTCACGCTGGAGCAGGCGATGACGGTCATCGAGAAGACCCGCGGCGACTGGCTGCACCCGCTGTGGACGCTGTTCCTGACGACAGGCGTCCGTGAGGCCGAGGCGCTGGGCCTGACGTGGGACGACATCGACCTCGCCGCCGGCAGGGCGACGATCAGGGCCACCCTGCACCGGACGAGGGATCGAGATGAGCCATGGGAGCGGCGGCCGACCAAGTCGGGCCGGACCCGCAGCGTGCCGCTGGGCCCGATGGCGCTGGCTGCCCTGGCCGCGCACAAGGCCCACCTGGCGGACCTGCGCCGGCCGGACTGGCGCTACTTCGGCCTCGTCTTCCTGACCGAGGCGGGCCGGCCCTACCACGGCAGCGCCATCCTGGCACGCTGGTACGAGACCCTCGAGCGTCTGGCCCTGCCGCGCGTCCGCGTCCACGAGCTGCGCCACACGGCGGCCAGCCTGATGCTCTCGCTCGGCTTCGGCCTCGAGGACGTCAAGCAGATCCTCGGGCACTCGACGATCCGCATCACGTCGGACACGTATTCGCATCCAATCGATTCCCGTCTCAAGCTCGTGGCCGATGGTCTGGACAGGGCGTTGAGGCGTGTCCAATGATGCCCGAGAAGCTGGACGAGTTGGGGCGGATACCGGTGCAGCACTATCCGCTCGACCCCGACCCAGAGGGCATCGTGTTCTGCGGTCGCTGTGCTTACGTCTGGCCCTGTGACGCCGATCTCTGGCGACGCCGCGAGGTGAGGCTGCGAGAGGCATGGGACGCGGTGAGCGCCGCCATCGACGACACGCACCCCGAAGGCCATCCCTGCGACATCTGCAACGCCGCAGACGACATGGACGACATCTTCGACGAGGTGCCGCAATGACGCCGCGCACGGCAGCGGGAGCTTTGCGCGAGACGATCCGTGATCTGTTCTGCCGATATGGCGGCCATGACACCGAGGATCGCCTCGACGTGCTCGTTAGTGCTGCTCTGGACGAGGCTGCGCGGGGTGCGCTGGTGGCGCTGCAACAAGAGATCGAAGGGCTGACATGCCTGCCGTTCGATGAGAGCGCGGGCGGACTTTCTGTAAGCCTGTACCGTTCCGCCGTTCTCGCCCTCATCGACGCCCTGCTCTCCGAGGTGCCGCAATGACGCCGCGCACGGCAGCGAAGGGCGGTCAAGTGACAATGGTCTGGAGCACTTTTGGTGTAACGACCGACCCGCCCGCTGGCCAGAACGGCCCGATTCGTGCTCAGAAGGTGGAGGCGACGACCGGATTCGAACCGGTGAATAGAGGTTTTGCAGACCTCTAAACGGCCTCTCGGGCGCCCATTCTGAGCACGATCAGGCCGCTGGAATACACCACTTCCGAACCAAGTCTGGTGTAATTCTGGTGTAACGGCGGCGTATGCTGCGCGGCGTGGCGAGGCGCTTCCCCGGCGTATACGCGTGCGGCGGGCTGCGGACGCCTTCCGGCCAGCGCTCGCTCGTCGATGGGGGGACAGTCCCGGTGGCCTACGCGACGACAGCGCAGCTCAACGCCGAGACGGCAGCCCGCAAGTCGGCCGACACGACCGAGACAGCAGCCCGGATCGCCGCCGACAACGCGCTCGACGCCCGCCTCGACGTCCTCGGGCCCACCGTGGCCGACATCAACGCCCGCCTCAGCGCCGTCGAGGCGTGGATCGGAACGTACCCGCCACCGACGCCGGTGCCCGTCACCGGCAGCGCCTACGGCTCAGGGCTCAGTGGCGATAGCCGTGCCAACCAGCAGGTCGGGGCAGCCCTCAACGCCAGGCTTGCGTACCGCTTCCGGGCCACGCACAGCTCGGCAGCCCAGACGCTGCGCGTCCAGGAGCGCGGCGGCACGGTGTACTCGGGCGGCAACGGCGGCACGATCAAGGCCAGCATCCAGTCCGACTCGGGTGGCAACCCGTCCGGCACCGTCCTCGCGTCGCTGACCTGGACGCCCGGCAACCCAGCCGGCAACTGGGAGGTCTGGACGCTGCACACCTTCTCGGCGCCGGCAACGCTGACGGCGGGCACGCTGTACCACCTCGTCTTCGAGAACACCGCCGCGGCGCCGACGACGAACTGGATCAGCCTCAACATGCTCTACACCTTCGGCTCGCTGCCGACGCCGAGGCAGGCCGCCTTCAGCGACGACTTCGCGACGCTCTACGCGCAGCCCACGACGTGGCAGATCCAGCCGCAGCACTGCCCGATCTTCGACCTCGCCTACGCCGACGGCGGCCACGACGGCCAGGGCTACATCGGCACGCTCTGGGATCGCTACGGCAACATCTGGGGCACGTCGGACATGACCCGCGAGCGCTTCACCATCGCCGGCGGCGCCAAGACCATCGCCTCGGCCCACGTCCGCCTCAAGCGCATCAGCGGCACGGGTGCGCTCGTCGTCCGCCTTGAGAACGGCGACGGCTCGCTCATTGAGAGCGTGTCCATCCCGGCGTCCGGCATCGCCATCGGCCAGGTGCCCGACGGCAGCGCGGGTTCGCTCGCCGGCGACACGTGGGTGACGGTGCCCTTCGTGTCGTCGCACGTCCTCGCCAACGGCAGCGCCTACAACCTGCGCCTGTCGACCGACGCCTCGACCCGCTACACGGCCGTGCCCATCCAGCAGGGCACCAGCAAGGGCTTGGCGTCCCGCGTCTTCGCCGACGGCGACGGCCAGCGCACCACCGACGGCGGCAGCACATGGGCGAACCTGTACCAGTTCGACTCGACCGACCTCCAGTTCTACCTGGACGCCCAATGACCATGCCCGGTCACCTAGACCCCGCAGACGCCGCCCTCTTCGCGCTGATCGCGATCACGCTGGTTCTCGTGGGCGCCCTGCTCACGCCAGGCCAGGTCGGCCTTGACCAGAGGGCGGCCCTCCTCGCGGCCATCGCCGGCGTCCTCTTCGCGATCAGCCTGCGCCGGCGCAAGAACGAAGACTGAGGGGAGACTGATGGCGACGGCAGAGATCAACGGCACGAAGTACGAGCTGACCGGGAGCGGGCTGACGGAGGGCGACAAGTACGCCGCCTCCATCGTCTACGACCCCGATGGGGGCGGCGCAGGCCGCAACACCGGCATGTCGGCCCAGTGGGTGCTCGACGGCGGATCCGTCACGTTCATCCAGTCGGTGGCCTTCCTGACCGGCGGCAGCAAGACGCCGGGCACGCTGAAGGGCTGGCTGCGAGCTCCCGACAGCGCGTTCAACGGCGACCCGGTCGGATCCGCCGCGACGATCCGGGTGAACGACTAAGTGCAGCTCGTGAAGCAGTTCGACGGCGGGCCGCTGGCCTCGCAGAACTGCGGGGCGAGCTCGGGCGCGATGCTCGTCCAGGTCGAGACGGCGGGCACCAAGCACCCGACCGGCTCCGATTTCCGGGCCAACGTCAAGAACCCCGACGGCAGCTACGACCGCGGTGGCGGCACCAACCCGAGCCAGATCGTCGAGACGGCCAGGCGTGCCTATGGCGTCGTCCTCGACCAGCGCAGCATGGAGTTCGACGCGATGTGGACTCTCGGTGCCAGCGCCGACGTCGCGATCGCCCTCGCCATCAGCTACGCCCCGATCGCCCCGACGCAGTACGACGGCAGCCCGGGGTTCACCGGCAACCACGCCGTGGTGCTATCGGGTGGCATGGTCTACGACCCGCTCGCCGACCGACGCCGGAGGGGCATCCCGCAGGGCCCGCAGAAATGGCCGAAAGCCCTGCTGCGCAACGCCTGCGGGAGGCTCAACATCGCCGCGCCCGGCACGCCCTACCGCAGTCTCGGCCAGGGCCGCGCCCTCGCCGTCATCGCCAAGGCGCCCGCCGTGGCACCGAAGCGCTACAGCGTCGCCTTCGCCCCGCAGTCGTTCTGGCTCTACTCGGGCCCGCCGTGGTCCCGCGAGTCGCGGCGCTTCAGCAAGAAGACCAGCGCACCCTGCGAGGCACCCATCACCATCCCGTGGCGCTCGGGCATGCGCAAGCGCGTCGTTCGCGTCAGTGCCGGCAGCCTTGCGGGCAAGTACGTCGAGCCCAACGCTTCGGGCATTCGGCTAGTGGAGTCCAAGCGATGACAGAGCAGCCGCTACCCGGGAATGGCGAGGACATCCAGGACGCCGACGAGGTGCCCGATCCGCCCAATGACGAGGTGGTTGACGAAGAGACGGACCCTCACGGCGTTACGACCACGACAACCACCACCACCGAAACGAAGGAGAGCTGACATGGCAGAACTTGGCGGAATCCGCACCGCAGTCCAGACCGTCACCGAGAAGCTGGCGAACCTCAAGGCCGCCGTCGAGGCGTTCAAGGGCAGCACCGTGGCGCAGGACGCGCTCGACGAGATCCAGGCCAACATCGAGGGCCTAGGCGACACGATCGACGAGATCATCGCCGACATCTCGGGCACCGAAGAGCCGGTCACCGGCGAGACGCCGCCGGCCTGATGTCAACGCTGCGGCTCGTCTTGCTCATCCTCGCCGTCATCGCGTTCGCGCTGGCGGCGCTCAAGGTGCGCGAGGCGGACGTGGACTTCATGAATGCCGGTTTCGCCTTCGTCGTGGCGAGCTGGATCGCCCAATGAGCGCCGAGCAGGACTACTGGCGGGAGCGGGGTCAGACGATGGAACAGGGCTACAAGGCCAGCGACGCGCACCTCGCCCAACAGACAGTCCTGCTCAAGGTGCTCGGTCCGATCAAGTTCAAGTCGGTCCTCGACGTCGGCTGCGGCTTCGGCCGCATCGGCGAGCTGCTGGCCGACCGGGACGTCGACTACACCGGCATCGACGTCAGCGACGAGATGATCAGGGCCGCCCGCAAGCGCCTCCCCGACGGCAAGTTCAGGACGACGAGCCTGGAAGCGTTCGCGCCGACCGAAACCTACGACCTCGTCCTCGCCGTCGAGTTCCTGATGCACGTCCCGCCCGAAGAGGTCGTGGACGCCGTTGCCACCATGCGCAGCCTCGCCAACCGCCACATCGTGACGTGCGACTGGACCGAGCCCATCAAGAAGCCCGCCGCGCCGCACAACTGGCTGCACGACTACGAGGCCCTCTTCGGCGATTCGATCGTGCGCCGTGAACCCATCGGCCGCCAGACGGTGTTCCGGGTCAAGCCGTGAAGGTGCTCATCTACGCAACCGGGCAGGACACTGGCGGCCAGGGCTACCGCATCGCCGACGCCTTCGCCCGCCATGCGCCTGACTGGGACGTCCAGAGCCGTGCCGCAGGCCGATCGGTCCTCGGCTACCCCGAGCAGAAGTGGCTTCCCATCACCGACCGCAAGGCCGACATCCTCGCGCTGTACCGCGACGCCGATGTCGTCCACCTGCGCAACAACCTCGCCGGCTGGCAGATGGCCGACCGCGGCATGGGCAAGCCCACGATCATCCACCACCACGGCAGCCAGTTCCGCAGCAACCACGGCCGGATCGCAAAAGAAGCACGCCACATCGGCGCCGTGCAATTAGCCGCCACGATCGACCTGACGCTCCTCGAGCCCGACGTGGCGTGGATGCCCTCGCCCTACGAGGTGGATGATCTGGCGGCGATGCGCCGGCCTCATGGCGACGGGCGAGTGCGCATCGCCTACTTCCCGACGAGCCCCAGGATCAAGAGCATGGGCCCGTTCATGGCGGCCTACCGCAGGCTCGTCCTGACGCACAAGGTGGAGCTGCTCACCAACATCCAGGGCAATCGGGTGAGGCACATGCCCAACGCCGACGTGCTGGCGCTGAAGGCGCAGGCCGACGTCCTGTTCGACCAGGTCATCCTCGGCTACGGCAACAACGCCATCGAGGCGATGGGCATGGGCATCCCGGTCATCGCCGGGGTGCAGGATCCGGCAGTACGGCAGGCCATGCTCGAGCGCTGGGGCGTGCTGCCCTGGTACGACGCCACGGAGCAGACGATCTACGAGGCACTGGTGCGCATGGTCGAGAGCGCAGACATGCGGGCCGAGTACGCGGCCCTTGGCATGGCCCATGTCCGGCGATGGCACGACGCACCAGTGGTGGTTGGGATGCTGTCGGAGGTGTACCGGACAGCACCACCAACCAGGACCAACGTAGACCAATTCCGACCAACTACGGCAAGGGCATGGGCAGAGCGAAGGTCATCGTTGCGTGACAGACAGCTTGCCATCAGGGCAGAGCGTGAGAAGCGCAGGGCCGTGGCATGACCGAGCGCAGGTACCAGGTCAAGCGCTGGCGCATGCTGCGCCTCGACGTGCTGCGGCGTGACCTCTGGGTGTGCCAGGTGGTGCCGGGCTGTCCCGTCCCTGCGCAGGTGGTCGACCACATCAGCCCCGTGTACGAGGGCATGCCCGACTGGGAGTTCTTCGATCCGACGAACCTGCGGGCAGCGTGCAAGCACCACAACCTGCGGCGCGGTCACGTCGCCCGCTTCCAGCAGGAGATGGGTGGTGTCGAGAGTGTGGCGAGGCCATCGAGGTTCAGTTATGGCGCGCGCTTTTTAAATGGGGCGCAGGAGAAGAATAGCCCGCCTCGCTATCTCTCTCCCTCGGTCGGTATTTCACGGAAGTCGCACCGTATTGTCTTCAGTGGCCCGCGTCGTGCTGGCAGTTGACGCTAGTCCGCGGAAGTCGCGGAAATCCCAGAAGGGGCGCACCCTTCCTAGGATTGCGCCGCCCATGCCCGCCCGGTCCCGGATCAAGGATCTGCGCGAGGCTGCCGCCGACATCGCGTTGACGCTGATGCCGTGGCAGGACATCGCCGGCCGCTACATGATGGCCCTCGGACCCAACGACAAGTGGCTGTACCGCCGGATCGCGGTCGTGGTTGCGCGTCAGTCGGGCAAGACCGAGATCATCAAGCCGCGCGTCCTCGTGGGACTGCGCATGGGCCGCGTCCAGCTCCACATCGCCCAGGACCGGCTGCGTCCGCGGCGCTCGACGTTCGAGCCGCTGGCCGACTTCCTCAACGAGGCTGAGCAGCGCGAGCGCTACCGCATCCGCAACATCCGCTTCGCCAACGGCCAGGAGCAGATCCTGTGCCACGGCGGCGGGTCGTACACGATCTACGCCCCCACCTCCGGCGGCGCACGCGGTGGCAGCTTCGATGACGTCTACGTCGACGAGGCGCGCGAGTTCGAGGACATGACCGTCGAGAGCATCATCCGGCCGACGACGGCGGCCCGCCCGAATGCCCAGATCATGTACTTCAGCTCGGCCGGGCACGATGCCAGCGCGGTCCTCAACGACATCCGCGGACGCCGCGACGATGACCCGCGACTGGCCTACCTCGAGTGGTCCGCGGCCCCCGAGCGCGACATCGGCGACCGCGAAGGTTGGCGGGAGGCGAACCCGGCGCTCGGCATCACGATCGACATGGACACGCTCGAAGACAACTTCACGTCCATGTCGGCGAACGCATTCGAGACGGAGCACCTGTGCCGATGGGTCGTTTCCATGCGTCCGCGGCTCATCGACGAAACCATCTGGATGCGGGCGAAGAGCCGCCTCGAGAAGCCGGTGCGCCCGGCGATGGCGGTGAGCGTCGACCCCTCGGGCACGCGGGCGAGCGCCGCGATCGCCTGGCGCCAAACCGACGGCACGATCGGCCTCAAGGTCGTTGCAGACGTCCACGGCGAGCCCGTCAACATCGACATGTTGGGCCCCGAGCTGTCGCAACGGGCGATGCGCATGGGCGCCACCGTCGTCGGCTTCGACCCGTGGACCGACACCGAGCTCGCCCGCTACTTCCGCAACCCGAAAGCGGTCAACGGCCGCGAGTTCGCGGGCGACTGTCTCACCTTCGTGAGCGTGGCAGAGGGCCAGCGCCTCCGCTGGGACGACGCCGACGCCGTGGCCGCCGACCTCCCGTGGGCCGTTCGCAAGTCACATGACTCGGGTGCGTTCATGGCCGTCCGGGCCCAGGACGACAAGCCCATCACGGCGGTTCTCGCCGCCATCCGAGCGGTCGGCCTCGTGCCCGCCGTCGCCGCGCTTCCGCGCGTCTTCTGAGGGGGAGACATGGGACTACGAGACGGCTTCCGCTGGCTGGTCGGGCGCGACCCGACGCAGGATCGCGCCACCATCAGCACCGCCCTCAACGGCTCGTCGGCGAGCAGCCTCGAGGATCTCATCGGCCGCATCCGGCCCATCCGCAGCAGCCCCTGGCGGGCGGCGGGCCAGCGCGAGGCGCTCGGCGTCCCCGCCGTCTTCAAGGCCGTCAGCCTCATCAGCAACACCGTCGGCAGCCTCAGCATGGAGGGCTACCGCGCGGGCGCCAAGCTGCCCGTCGAGGACACGCCGCGCCTCGTCATCAGGCCCAACCCGCTGACCCGTCCGCACGAGTTCTGGCGCGACAGCGCGTTCAACATGGCCCGCCTCGGCGAGGCGTGGTGGTGGACCGCCAAGCGCGATACCGACGACAGCCCGATGAGCCTGATCCCCGTCGACCCGCGTGAGGTCAACGTCGAGCAGAACCCGGCCAACCCGATGCGCCCGATCATCCACTGGCGCGAGGCGCTGATGCGCAACGAGGACATGACCCAGATCACCTACCTGCCCGACCCCAACAGCCCGCTCCGCGGCTGGGGCCCGCTCCAGGCGTGCGGCGCCGCCGTGAGCGTGGCGGTCGAGGCGCAGGAGTGGGCGGCCAACTGGTTCGCCGGCAACCCATCGAATACCTGGATCAAGTCGGCAGTCGACGTGAACAAAGACGAAGCGATGGTCCTCAAGCTGGACTGGATCAGTGATTTCGAGAACCTGCCCAAGGTGAGCGGGCCGGTCATCGATGACGTCAAGGACATCGGCACCGACCCCGAGCGGGCGCAGATGACCGAGGCGCGCAACTTCGCCAACGGCGAGATTGCGCTGATGTTCAGCATCCCGTCCACGCTGCTGAACTACGCCGTGCAGGGCAGCACGATCACCTACCAGAACGTCGGCCAGGTCGCCGACGACTTCCTGCGCCAGTGCCTGCTGCCGCACTACCTCGAGCCGATGGAGCAGGCCATGAGCGACCTCTTGACGCGGGCGACGATCGGCCGCTTCAACGTCGAGGCGCTGCTGCGGGCCGACATCCGCACCCGGTATGACGTCTACAACGTGGGCATCCCGCTCGGCGTCATCAGCGTCGAGGAGGCCCGCGCCGCCGAGGGCTTCGGCCCGGGCGACGTCGAGAACAGGCCGGTGCCGTTCGCGCCCCCCGCGGCGGTGCCGGCCAGCCTCCCCGTCCAGACCCGCTCGTTGCAGGACGCGCGCTGCCCGAAGTGCAACCGCCTCAACGGGCGTTACGAGGGCTATGCCGAGGTCGTGTGCCGCAAGTGCGGCACGCAGTTCAGCTCGGGCGAGCGCTTGCAGCTCCGATCCGAGCAGAGCCAGCCGCAGCTGGCGCCGGCGCCCGTCATCAACGTCTACAACAACATCCCCGAATGGCGCGAGCCCGCGCGCCAGGAGCCGATCGTCGTGCAGGCGCCAGCGTCACCGGCCATCACCGTCAACAACGTCATCCCGCCCCCGCTCGTCGAGGGGGCCGTCAACCTCGTCGAGACGGCGGCGCCCGTCGTCCACATCGCCGAGGCGCGGGCCCGCAAGCGCATCGTGACCCGCGACGAGGCCGGTCGCATCACCGGACTGGAGGACGTCCCCGATGGCGCTCAACCCGAAGCTGTCTAACACCGGCGCCAACGCGGCGGCCGACGCAACCTGCACCCTCCTCAACTCGGGCAAGCTGCGGATCTACAGCCTCACGCAGCCGACCGACGCCGACACGGCCATCGTGTCCCAGGTGCTGCTGGCCGAGCTGACCTTCGGCAACCCGGCCTTCGGCTCCGCCGTCGCGGGCGTCGCCACCGCCAACGCGATCACCGGCGACACGAGCGCCGACAACACCGGCACGGCGACGTGGTTCCGCGCCCTCAAGTCCGACGGCAGCACGGTCATCTTCGACGGATCGGTCGGCACGTCGGGTGCCAACCTCAACCTCAACTCGGTCGCCATCAGCTCGGGCGCGGCGGTGTCGGTCACGTCGCTGACGTATACGCAGTCCAAGACGTAGCCCGTCCGTGGCGACCAAATTATTCTTTCGCGCCCTGGACAGCGACTACACCACGGGCAACAACGACGCCAACCTGCGTGGCACGGCTACCGCAATCTGGATCGGACGGCAGCTCAGCACGACCGCAGGCTCATCGGCGACCAACGCGGGTACGGCGTTGACAGTGGCAGGCGCGACGGCCGGCGTCGAGGTGGGCACCAGCAACCCGCTCGTCTGGTACACGCCCCCGATCGACGCCGACGTCACGATCTCGGGCAGCATCACCTGGAACCTCTGGTCGGCCGAGAACAGCGCCTCGGCCAACGTCGCCATCAACGGCCGCATCGAGAAGGTCGACGGTGCGACGGGCGCCATCACCGTCATCGACACGACGGCCCGCACGACCGAGGTTGCGCTCACCACGCGGGCCGTCAACAACTTCGCGAAGACGCCCGCCGCAGGCGTGGCCTGCAAGCGGGGCGACCGTCTCCGCGTCAGGGTTTTCGGAGATGACGCAGGGACGATGGCGACCGGCTTCAACTTCAGCTTCGGCATCGACGGCCCGACGGCAGCCGCCGATGGCGACTCCTACTTCACGCTCACCGAGACGCTGTCATTCGCCGCTGAACCGGCCGGGTCGCAGGTGTTCCCAACTGCCACCGCCTCAGCTGTCTCGACGGCATCAACCGACCTCGAAGCGTGGACGAGCCGCGGCGCGGGCGTAACGACCGGCGTCACCAACACCGCCACGGGCCCGACGAGCGGCGTCCAGGTCACCGATACGGCAGGCGGCACCGTCGTGGACTGGTTCACCCGTCCGCTCACCGCCTTCACGCTGGGCGGTGCCGTGCGCGTCAACGCCCGGGGCTCGGGAGTCACGGCGTCGCATGCGACGTTCCGTTATGAGATCGCGGTCGTCGCCGGGGACGGAACCGGCGCAACCGTGTGGGCGGTAGGGACCCACGCCAATGCCGATCTGCTCGCGCCCTCCGAGCAGACGTTCCGAATGCTCATCAGCGGCGACGACCTCGCGGTCACCCAGGGCCAGCGGCTCCGTATCCGCTTTTACATCGACGACCAGCCCTCGAGTTCGACAGGCGGCCTGCTGGTGTCGGGCAGCACCGCCACCCTGCTCTACGCGGGTAGCGCCGCGGCCACCGGCGACACGTATCTCACCTTCACCCAAGCGCTGACCGAGTACGTCTCGCCCGTCACACCACCCGGCCCGCGCGTTTCCCCATACCCCCAGATCCTGGCCCACTGAGGAGCACCGATGGCTAGCGGCACCTACGCGGTCGTGATGTCCCAGCAGACCATCATCGCCAACTCAGAGATGGTCATCATCCACACGGCCAGCGGCATCACCAGCCGGGCGTCGTTCATCCGCCTGCTCCGGGCGTGGTGCGGCCAGTCGGGCACGACGACGTCCCAGCAGCTCGGCATCCAGCTCGCCGTCCAGGCCAGCGCATTCGGCACCTACACCGCGACGACGCCGGCGCCTACCGTCGCGGGCGGCAACGTGTCGGGCATCACGGGCGGCACGGCGGGTGCTGCGGGCACGGCGGGCACCGACTCGTCGGCCAACGCTGCCGGGACCAAGACGCCGCTCTATTCGGACGGCTTCAACAACCTCAACGGCTGGTTATGGGTGCCGGTGCCCGAGGAACGGATCGCAGTGCCCTCGGACACGGCCATCGTCCTGGCGCTGATCGGCACGCCCACGACGCTCACCAACTGGTCGGCGGGCATCGTATTCGAGGAAATGAACTGATGGCCGCACCCGCTGATGGCGCGGTCGGCACGATCACGCTCGTGGACGGCGACGACACGCGACAGGCCCACGGCACGATCCGCTCATTCGTGGACGATGACGCCGCGACGCGCTGGGAGATCGTGATCGACCACGAGATCGTCGAAAACCCGAGTATCACGGCGATCGGCTTCCACCAGTCGGATGTGATCGACTTCGTAGCGGACTGACGCCGTGTCCTTCTGGCGGCAACCGCCGAGGCCGCAGCAGCCCGTCAAGGGGACCCCGCCGTCCGGTGCGCTCGCCATCACCGGCACGGGCGACGTCACCTTCGCCGTCGCGGCCGTCGCGTCCACCGGCACCGAGACGTTCAGCGGCACCGCGACCGAGACGTTCGGCCCGCTCGCCCTGGCGGCCTCGGGATCGGAAGCGTTCTCCGGCACCGCTACCGTAGCGATCACGGGCCCGGCTCTGGCGGCGTCGGGCTCGGAAGCCTTCACCGCCACCGGCTCTGAGACATTCGGCGTCCCGGCGCTGGCTGCCACTGGCGCCGGGACATTCACCGGGACAGGCACCATCGCCTTCGGCGGCCCGGCGCTCGCCGCGTCTGGCAGCGAGGCGTTCACCGGGACCGCCGCCGAGACGCTGGGCGGCCCGGCCATCGCGGGCTCCGGCACCATGCTGCCCGCCATCTCGGGCACCGCCACAGTTGCCCTCAGCGGCCCCGCAATCGCCGGGTCGGCCACCGAGACGTTCTCGGGCACAGCCGCCGTCTCAGTTGGCCTGGCGGGCCTACAGGGCACAGGGACGCAGGGTGCCGCGGCAACGGGCGACGTCACCTTCGGGGCGCCTGCCCTTTCGGGCAGCGGCAGCCAGTCGGTCAGCGGCGCGGCGTCCGAGACGTTCGGCACGCCGGCCATCGCCGCAAGCGGCAGCCAAGCGTTCACGGCGACGGCCAGCGTCAGCATCGGCCTCCCCGCCATCGACGGCCTGGGCGTCACCGTCGCGGCGGGCGAGTTCGCGGGAACGGCCAGCGTCACCATCGGCGGGCCCGCCATCGCGGGCGAGGGTGCCGTGGTGGCGGCCGAGCGCCCTGTCTCCATCCTGCGGCTGAAGCCACGCCCCATCCGGGCCGTCACCGGCTCAGGCGGCGTGGCGTTCGCGGGCCCTGCTATCGCGGGACGGGGCTACCTGGAAGTCGTCGGATCGGGCGGCGTGAGGCTGGCGTCCCCCGCCATCGCGGCGACCGGCGACTACAGCGACGACGAGCTGGCGATCGCGGTGCTGCTGCTGGCGGCGTAGGGCGCTATAGTGCGCGGCAACTGAACCAGCGGGCCCAGCGCCCCGGCCGTCACCTGCGGACCTTCCGAGTCCCCGAGACTCTGGGAGGTCTTTGTTTTGGACGAGATCCGCTACACAGAGAGCGAGCAGGCGGTCGAGCTGCGGGACGCCTCGCTGCGCGAGCTGGACATCCGCGTCGTGCCGTGGGACGTCGTCATCAGCCACGACCTCGGCCCCGAGATGTTCGCAAGGGGCGCCCTCGACGGCGTCGACCCGACGCGCGTCGTCCTCAAGGGGCCCGACCCGCAGGGCAAGCACAACGCGGTCGCCATCGGCCGCGGCCTCAGTAAGCGCGACGACGCCGACGGCGCCGTCATCACCTTCCGCGTCTCAAAGACGCAGGCGGGCGACGAGGCCCTGACGCTCGTCAGCGACGGCGTCGTCACCAAGGCGTCTGTCGGCTTCATCGAGCGGGCCGGCGGTTTCTCGGTGCAACAGCGGGCCGGTCAGCGGGTCCGCGTCCAGGAGCACATCGACGTCGACCACGTCGCCCTGACGTGGCGCCCGGCGTACCAGCAGGCGGGGGTTATCGCCATGCGCAACGAGCACGAAGCGGAGGACAAGGTGTCTGAACAGCAGGACGTCGCACAGGCCGCGGCGGCCATCGATCTCACGCCCGTCACCAGCGCCATCACCGCGCTCCAGGAGCGCAACGACACCGCCAGCCAGCGCATGCTGGAGCGCCTCGAGAAGATCGAGGAGCGCGACCGTTCGCAGATCATCGTGCCGCGCCAGCCCGCCGAGCCCGACCGCAAGATGCGCCTGCTCGACTGGGCCGACTACGCGCTCAAGACGCTCTCGGGCGTCCCCTACAGCGCCGCCCAGCTCCATGAGCGGGCCCTCGACGACATCATCACCGCCGACAACCCGGGCGTCGTGCCCGACGCGGTCAGCACCGACATCATCGGCATCATCGACCGCAGCCGGCCGTTCCTCGAGTCGACGCGCCAGATCACGGCGCCCGACACGGGCATGAGCATCGTCGTCCCCGTCCTCGGGCCGTCACGCAGCGAGACGGGCGTCCAGGCGGCAGAGAAGACGGCCATCGCGTCCAACCCGCTCAAGGTCACCAGCCAGTCCTTCGACGCCATCACCATCGCCGGCGGCGCCGACGTGTCGATCCAGATGATCCGCCGCGCGACGCGCTCCTACCTCGACCTCCTCATCAGCGACCTCGGCACCGCCCTCGCCCGCAACTGCGACGAGGAGGCCATCGCCACGCTGCTGGCCGCGGGCACCACGCCCGGCGGCGCCAACATCAACCCCGAAGACCTGCTCCTCGGCGAGGCGTGGGCCAATTCCATCGACAACTACGGCCAGCCGCCCGACACGATCTGGATGTCGAGCGCAGGCGTGGCGGCCTTCATCGACGCCAAGGACAACGGCACCAACCGCTCGCTGTACTTCACCCTCAACGGCAATTTCGGCGCCGGCAACGCGCCCGGCGGCAGCGTGTCGGCCCTGCGCCCGGTCTACGTGCCGGCCCTCAACAACACCAGCGTCGACGTCATGGTCGGCCCGTCGGCCGGGTTCGCCTGGGCCGAGGACGGCAGCTTCCAGCTCAGCGCCGACAACCCGACCCTGGCCGGCCGGGACATCGCGCTCGTGTCGATCCTGTTCTTCATCCCGCGTTACCCCGCGGCGTTCACGACGTACGACCTCGGCAGCTAGATGGTCGACTGGCCCGATGTCGAGGAGCTCAAGCAGATCCTCGACATCACCGGCGACGAGTGGGACGGCGAGGAAGCGTCGGGCGGTACCACCTCCCGCCTGACGCGCCTCCTCGAGGCCGCCATCGCCCGGGTGAAGCTCGACGTGGGTGACTGGGACGAGGGCTCTGACGCCCCGGACGAGGCCTTGTCCCAGGCCGCCCTGCGGATGGCCGAGTTGATGGCGCTGCGGCCCGAGGCGGCGGCGGGCACGCAGGGCGACCCGACCTACTTCCGCCTGCTCTTCGGCCACCGCCGCAGCTTCGGCGTCGCGTGAGCGTCAAGGGCGCTCCGCAGCTCCGGGCGCGGATGCGGGCGATCAAGCAGACGTTCAAGCCGGTCGGGAAGGCGTGGGCGACCGACACCGTCCACCTGGCGCAGCAGCGAGTGCCGGTGCGGACGGGTGCCACGCGGCGCTCCATCCGCGTCCGCAACGCGAGCCAGAAGCGGGCCGTCGTCGTCGCCATCTGGGGCGCCCGCTTCATCGAGGGCGGCACGCGGGCCCACGACGAGAAGCCGCGCCGCAAGCGGGCGATGCGCTTCCATGCGCAGGGCACCATCTTCGCCAAGCGCGTCCACAAGCCGGCCACGCGGGCGCAGCCGTTCCTGAAACCGTCGGCCATCGACGCGCTCGCCAAGAACCCGATGGCGGCCGAGCTGATCAGGCTCTGGAACGCGGCCGGCTGATGGTTCTCGCCCGCATCCCGTTTGCTGCCGATGCCCGCGCCGGCGCCGTGGCGCTCCTCGCCGCGTACAAGGCCGACGCGGGCATCAACCTGCAGATCTATCCGGGCCGCCCGCGCAGCATCAACCCGCCGACGGCGTTCGTGGACTCCATCAACGAGACGCTGACCGAGTACACCCTGACGACGCGCCAGCGCGTGCCGTCTGTCGAGGTGATCGTCCTCCACGGCGTCTTCGACTACGGCGAGACGGTCGCCCAGCGCGATGCCTTCGTGGACGGCTTCCTCGACTGGGTGGCAGACCGCTACCACGCCTTCGGAACGAACACGCTCGTCGCGGTGACCGACGTCACCGACATCCCCGTCTACGTGCCCGACTGGCAGCAGCCGCAGGATCAGCGCCAGTACTACGGCACCCGGATCACCCTGGAGGGCTTCGCCTCGACATAGATTGCCGCCCGTCTCCATGACCGGCGCCCGGTCGGTAGGGCGCACTCACATGCAGCGCGAGGAGACGCCAGTGCCCATCCAGGGTTTCACCAGGCTTCGCAGGCACCAGTTCGGCCGCCAGGCCGCGCACGGCACGCGCATCGCCGCCAAGCGCGCCTACCCCTTCAAGGGCGTGCCCGCCCACAACCTCAACTGGACCGACCCCGACATCGACGTCGGCTCCATCGACCCGATCGCCGCGCCGTACCGCCTGGCGCCCGACCTCACGGCGCCGCTCACCGACCCGGCCCTGCGCTACAACAGCCTGCCGCTGCTGCTCTCGGCCAGCCTCGGCGACGGCGTGACGCCGGTGGGCGCGGGCCCGTCGCGGACGTGGACCTTCGCGCCGGCATCCACGACGGTTGACGCTGTCGACGTCTACACCTACGAGTTCGGCGACGACGTCACCACCGACTGGTTCCAGTACGGCGACTGCCTGCTCGAATCGCTGGAGATCACTGGCCCCGAGGATCTCGGCCCCCTGACGACGTCGATGGGCTGGCGGATGGGCTCCATCTTCAGCTCGGGCTCGACCGACGCACCCGACGCGCCGACCGTGCCGACGTCGCTCACCGTGGCGCCCAACGAAGCGATCGTCTACCTCA